ATAAGAACTTAAATATAAATAACGCAAAGCGTTACTACGTAGTTTCTTATTTAGTGCGTAACGCGAAGCGTATTACATGTGGTTCCAAGATAGTAAACATTATTTGCAGGGAAAGAGCTTTGTTAACAAAATGTTAACATCTTCGATCTATTGTAGTTAAGTTTCAAAATAGCCCTTGCCTTCGGCGGAGCGAGTACCCTATAATAAGGATAACGGAAACTGGAGTGAGCCGCGAAGGGAGAGTCTTACTATGCACACTTCGTGTACTACGAAGGAACTAATCGACGTAGCCGAAGTACGTAGTATAGATTCCTCCCTTCGTGAGTCACCGCTGGTGACTACGCTAGCAGAGTATATTGCAGAAAAATTCTCTACGAAGTATGTTCCGCCCGAATTAGTACCGGAGACACCAAATGCCGAAAGGTAATCCTAAAGGTGGCCCCGGAGTAGCCTTCGGGTCTAAAGCGCGCTCGCACTCTCAATTAAGTAAACGCTTTAGTATGGAACTAGCTATTCGTTACTCTCTAGTAAATCCTGGTTGTACCACTGCCGACATTGCCAAACATATTAATATAGCTCCGGCTACACTTAATAATTGGATGGCCTCCGGCGAATATAAAGAATTACATAATCAACTTACTACTAACGTACTTGGTTCTATAGATGCAGAGCTAGCGCATGATATAGGGTATCAAAGAGTAAAGCTTCAGAGAATGGTGCCGCTTGCTTTGCAAAATTTGGCAAATCTTGCGGTGCAACAGAGTGATAGAAAATTACAGTTTGAAGCTTCTAAAGAGATTTTAGATAGAGAAGGGAATTTAAGTAAAGTTTCTCGCATCGGCCTACCTAGCGAAACGCAAGGTGGTGCCGGTTCCAAAGTAGATCACGATACTGCTAATTCATTATTCGCTTCTCTTCAATTAGCGAAGTCTTTACAAAACTCTCAGTCTCCGGCAACGCCGAAGGAGGAAAAAGATGAGCCATAAACAACATCATAATCCGCCAAATATACCACCTAATACAAAAGAAGAGAAACTTCTTAAAGAACTTCTTACGGAACTCAAAGAAGTAGTTTTACTACAGAAAGCAGAAGTTGCTGCGGAAATAGAACAAATTAGACTTCAGTTAGAAGAATCACGTCTACTTCGGCAGGAGCTTCGCTCTCTAAGAGGAATACTGGAGGAACTGAAGGAAATTGAATTAGACGTAAGACCTCCGGTTAAAACATTAACTAGTATTAAAATCGCTCTTACTAAAGTTACAGGAGAAATTATGTTTGGTCCTTTTACTCTAAAAGTTGGTGATACTCGTGTAGCCTCTGTTAAAGGCTTCGATCAAGATGGCAATGAAATGGTAATTGATTTTGTTGCTAATCCAGTTTCTTTCTCTAACTCTGATGGTTCAGTACTAGGTGCAGTTCTAGAATCTGATCCTAGCCTTGCCGACATTACTGCACTAGCTAAAGGTACTAGCACTCTTGGTGCTACTTGCGCTGGCTTGTCTACTAATGATGCCGATAACCTAGTAACCGTTACCGAAGTTGGAACTACGCCAGTTCTAACAACCATTAAACTAGACTTGGCCGGTGGAAATTCTGCCGCTGCTAAGAAGACGCTCTAGACGTACTTCGTAGCAATAAGTGGAATAGTAGAGGAACAAAGCCAACTAAGACTACTTATATTTTTTCAGCTCTGTCTTTCTTACAGGTTTGACAACTGGAAGCTGGTATACGGTCATCTTAGTTGGCTCCCCTACTACATAGGAATAAATTAGTAAAGTAGTACTTTCTGGCATAGAGTGACCGGAACCAGCACAAAAACCTGTACGAGGGAGGCCCGAAGGGCCGACTGAGCTAGCAACGCTTAAAATAAAATTTTAAACAAGAAGACGTGTCTACTTCACTTCAAATCGACTTTACTGAATTTGGAAAGAATCAAGATGTTAGTCCAATTTTAATTAATAATTGGTCTAATCACTGGACAATACTTCCTCTTGATGCTTTTGATACTACTGATCTTCGAAATAAGAAACATCGTCTTAATTCTCTTGGCTCCTTCTATTACTTCATTTACGTAACTCTACGTAAACGCCGTCTTTCAGTAACTCTTCATAAAGATTGGTGTGACTCCTTAGAAAAAGATTCCCTTCGAGAAGTAATTGAAATCCCCCGCGACCACTTTAAATCTACAATCCATTCGGAAGCTTATCCAATGTGGAGAGCTTTGCCATTTCTTCAAGAAGATGAAGATTATATGCGTATCTTAGGATACTCGGAAGAATGGATTCATTGGATGAAGAGAGCACATAGTCAGGATGCTCGGTGGTTACTAGTAAGTTCTAATATTAAGAACGCTGCAAAACTTGGCCGAAGAATTAATTGGCATTATAAAGATAATGATTTCTTTATTAAACTCTTTCCCGAAATACAACCGACAGGTGCAGAGCCTTGGGCTGTAGAGTCAATGACGCATCGCCGTTCTAAATTTAGCACCAGTGCCCAAGGTGAAGGTACTTATGATTTTCTAGGTGTAGGTGCTGCACTACAGTCTAGGCACTACGATGGAATAGTAGAAGATGATCTAGTAGGACTAGATGCACTAGACTCCGAAGTTGTAATGCAGGATATTATAGATTATCACAAACTTCTAGTTGGTGCTTTTGATTCTATTCCCGGTCGGCCAGATATTCTTGGGGATGAAATAGTAGTAGGAAATAGGTGGCAGTATGAAGACCTCAATTCCTATCTGCGTGAATTTGAAACTGATTTTGTGTTTAGTTCACATAGCGCCGTCGGGGGATGTTGTGCCAAGCATCTTTATGGAAAACCAATCTTTCCAGAAGAATTTAACCTGCGAAAGCTTGCTAATATCGAACAAAGATTGGGAACTTATTTCTATTCCTGTCAATATCTAAATACTCCTACGCCACCGGGAAAAACATTTTTTAAAGAAGCTTCGCTTCGTTTTTTCCACTTTGAACGTTTTAACGCTGGGCTTAATCCATCTGGACCGAATGGAAAGATTTTAGAAAAGATTAAGATTGTATATCATACTAATAATGGTGAAGTACTAAAAGATGTATTGCCTTCAGCACTTCGTAGAATTATGGTTGTAGATCCAAATCATGCCGGTAAAAATGGACGAAGCCGACATTGTATAGCTATTATTGGTTTTAGTGTTAATCCGCCGAAAATGCATCTTTTAGAAGTTTGGGCCTTTGCTGAAGGCTATGAAGAGTTTGTTAATAAGATTTATGATCTTGGAGAAAAATGGAAGATTAAAGATCCACATATTGAAGAAGTAGGTTTTCAAAAGTTTCTTGCCTATCATCTTGGAGTTATTGGTAAGTCTCGTAAGAAACTTGGTAAATTTACTTTCGATCGTTTTATTCCTTTAAAGTCAGATACAAGTGATGATGCTAAGAAGAAGAGAATTGAAGGAATGGAACCAGTCTATCAGCGTGGCGAATTCTATTGTTCTAATACAGGCTGTGAACAATTCCTTGAAGAATTTCGTAAATATCCATACTCTAAATATAAAGATGTATTAGATACTATTGGACACTCTTTAACTTTATGGGAACATAATCAAGTAAGTAAGACTGAAATTATGGCATGGCTTAAAAAGAATAACAACTATAGAGTTGGACAACGAAATTCAATTACGGGGTATTAATAAAAATAATGATTTCTGATGCTGTTGTGACTAGTGCTATAACAGCAATAGCTACTATAACAGTAGCAGGTTTTACTTATCTTGGATTAAAACTTAATACATTACATACTCAAGTAAATTCAAGAATGACGGAACTTTTAGAACTTACTAAACGATCCTCTAAAGCTGAGGGTATAAAAGAACAAAAAGAGAATCCACAATGAATGTGAATACTAAGGATCATTTTTGGCAGAACTTGGATAAATTTATTCTTATCTTTCTTTTTCTTGTTACTCTTGGTGTTGCAGTATTCATGTACCGGCGTGGAGCAGACACTTCCGCAATTCAATGGATACAAGGAGTAGTTAGTCAGTTCTTGGCTGCGCTTACTGCTGTATTAGGAAGTAAGCAATTAAGTCGAGCAATAGATAGCTTGAGAGGAGATGATAAACATGATGTTACTTCGGAAACGAAGACTACCACTACCGCTGTCATCACTGCTACTCCTAAGCCTGTTATTGAGTAGTTGTGCTGTTAGACATGCACCACAAATAAATAAAGAAACTCAGTGGAAACTTAATACTGTTGCTCAATTAAATACTTTACAAAAAGAATATACTACATTTTTTAAAGATGTAGGTGATGCCCAAAAAGCAAATACTCTTTCAGAAGCAGATGTTACGAACTTAAATCAATTTGGGCATCCTTTGCGTACTGCTATTCAGGATGCTAATAAAGCTTGGGTTGCTTATGTAGCAGCACCTTCAGATGATAAGAAACAACAAATAGTTAATTTGATTCTTGTTGCTGAGGAACTTCTTCTTAATCTTACAACAAAGCGAGCAGAATTAATTACCATGCATACCGGAGGTATACAATGAGTCCAGCAGTAGCTTGGCTAATTGCAGAAATTATTAAACTTACTGTACAAAGAATAATGGATGCTGGTAAGTTTGATTCACTTACACAGGAAGAAGCAGAAGCTATGATTCCTACTCTTACAGGTGAACTTAGTACAAATTTGCCCTCCCCCGAAGAATTAGAGAAAGGTAACTAGTGCCTCCAGTAAAACCTATTCCGGTTAAGTTCGGTAAAGATGGTGATTTGGCTTTGAAGGAATATGTCAAAGACCAAATTAAAATCTTACAGAATGGCCTAAAGACTCTTCATACGGAGAAAGTAGATAAATGGCGAAGACTGTACAAAGGTCAGCCGGAAGAAGACGTAAGGAGTTTTCCTTGGAGAAATGCTTCAAATCTAGTAGTACAGGTTATAGGAGAAAACGTAGAAACTCTCGTCGCGTATGTAATAGGATCTATTTACGAAGTAATGCCTATTTACAATACAGGACTAGTAGGTGATTGGGGTTCAGAACAAAAAGGTGCAGAGCAACAAGGTGTCATACAAGAATTTATGAACCTTGTTGCTCTAGAACCTAATTTGCTCGATCTTTATAGAGTAGAAAGTTCAGCAGTAGCTGACGCAGTTAAATATGGAACTGTAGCTGTTAAGCTTCCTTGGATTACTGAAATGGAAGCTCTTGCTATTGGTGATGCCGGAGGTAAAATAGAGTTTGAAAATTTTACTAAGTACGATGGGCCAAGACCAGAAAAAATTGAATTTGAAAGATGGGCTGCTACGCCTTCGGCAACTAAATTAGAAACAGCTACTTTTAAATATCATGAAGTTCCTCTTAAGAAACAACAAATGGAAGAACGTTTCTTTTTAGGTGTTTTTGATAAGGGTTCAAAAGAATTAGATTCTAAGAGTACCCAAGATAAGGTAATGGATTCACCAGACTATCCTAATGGTTTGGATGCAAAGCAACTTAAAAAAGATCAGGATTCAGGTATTAGTCAAGGTTCTGCTACTAATGATCCTACTTGGTTAATACATGAATGTTGGTTTCCATATTTTAAAGACGGAAAAACATTCAAAATTATTTATACTTATCACGAAAAAACAGAAACTACACTTCGTGCTATCTATAATTTCTATCCAGGTAATGAAGAACCTTGGGAACTAGGTCGTCTTGGTTATACTGAAGATGGACTTTACGGATATGGTTATTGTGAAATGCTTGAACATTATCAAGAAGAATCAAGTTCTTCACATAATCAACGAAGTGATGCCAGAACACTAGCTAATACTAGTGTAATTAGAGTTGATCCTGATAGACTTCTTGATGCTCAATTCTCTGCCTCTCCAATGGGTATACTTCCATTTAAAGAAGGAGAAGTAGAAATATTTAACCTTGGTCGCGAAAGTCAAGCAGCGTATGATATTAGTTCTGAACAACATGCTTTAATGCTTGCTAAAGCTCGTGCTGGTACTGAAGATGGTGGAATGCAAGCACCCGGAGGAGCTACTACTAATAAAAAGGGTGGTCTTTCGGCAATGGGGACTTTCTCTGTATTACAAGCGGGTAATCGACGCCGAAATATTCGTGTAACGGATATGCGTTATTTGCACTTACGAATGGGACGAAAATTTCTTAAGCAGTATGCCGAATTCGGTACTGGAGATATTGGTAAATTTTTCGGAAATAAAGAACAATATCTAAAGATGGCACTTGAATCAGTTAAAAAAGGTCGTCTATATCTACCTATTAGGGCAGCTACGGCTAGTGTGAATAAAGAATTAGAAAAACAAAATGATATGTTGCTTACACAAGTAATGCAACGTCATCATATGGGAATTTCTCAGATACTACAGTCTGTACAAAATCCATCTCTTCCACCGGAAATAAAGCAATTTCTAATGGGATGGATTGATTCATCTAG